CGTGCCAGCCCGTTCCGTCCTCCATGGCGCAGGCCAGCGACGCGAACGCCAGCCCCATGAAGCAAAGCTCCGTCCGCGAGCTGGCCGCCTCGCCCCACAGCGCCGGGAGCAGGCACAGCAGCGTCACCGCCGCGCAGGCCGCCTCGCGCCCCTCGCACAGCCGCCGCATGATGCGATACACCGAAAGCACGAGGAGCTGCGTAAACGCCATGTTGACCGCGTAAACCCACGCATAGGTTTCGCGAATCCGCAGCAGCAGCGACAGCAGGTTCACATAGCCGTTGCCAAAGATATACAGCGCGAATTCGTCGCGCGGCGAAGGATAGAACGTGTGATTCTGCGCGCAGTAGAGCGCCAGCTCCCAGTAGGATTGCGCGTCCCCCGTGTGCGGCGCGCGGTACATCGCGCAGGCGACCGCCTGCATGACCACCAGCAGCAGATCGGCCGCTATCGCCGCCGCCAGCCAGCGGGAACGCCGCGCGTCCCGATTCCGTAAATCCGTCATACTCTCCCTTTCCATCTCACATGAGCAGCAGCATCATCGCCACATAGACGCAGGCCAGCACCACCAGCCGCCAGTCATGCAGGATGATCTCCACCGGGTCGCCGTCCGGCCGGGTGTCGATATCGTAATGATAAAACAGCAGAATCAGGATCACCAGCGGCAGGCTCCACACCGCGCGCCCCTGCGCGTAGCGCAGCTCCGTCTGCGCGTCCACGCTCCAGAGCGCGTAAAACACGATCGTCAGCGTCAGGAACATGTTGGTGCTCTGCGTCAGAAACTCCGGCGTATAGAGCGAAAGCACGCGGCGCACGCTGTTCTGCCCCAGCGCGCGCAGCTCGTTGCGGCGCTTGCCGAAGGACATGTAATACGAGGCCACCATGACCGTCAGCAGCAGCCAGCTCGAAACCGGTATGCCCGTCAGAAACGAGCCGAACAGAATCCGCATCACAAAGCCCAGCGCGACGATGGAGACGTCCAGAATCGGCACGTGCTTCAGCCCAAAGACCGTGTAGCACACGTTCATCAGCAGATACGCCGCCAGCGTGGCCGCCGCCGCCCCGAACTGCGCGATCATCCCGCGCCCGGCCAGCAATATCCCCGCCGAGAGCACCGCCAGCGCCAACGCCATCGTCAGCGCCGCCCTTTCGGAAATCCGCCCCGCCGCGACCGGGCGGTTCTTTTTGCGCGGGTGCTGCCTGTCCTGCGGCGCGTCCCGGCAGTCGTTGAGCGCGTAAATCGCGCTCGCGCTCAGCGAAAAGGCCGCAAAGCCAATCGCCGCCGCCGCCATCTTTTCGGGCGCTGAAAAAATGCCGCCGTGAAAAAAGAGCGGCAGAAAAATCAACAGATTTTTGCAGGCATGCCACGGACGCATCAGCGTCAGCCCGTCCCTGACGGTCGTCTTCATGCGTTTCACACACTTTCCATTTGAGTTTATACGAATTCGCAGTTAAAATGCTTAACAGAGCGCATCAGATTTTTTGTTCTGACGAAGCCAAGTGAAGTGAGGTTGAACGGAACGAGGCAAAGTCAGAGCGAAAAAGATGGTGCGCGGATTAAGCCATTTTAACAAGAATTAGTATTAGGCCACAATTCTCCATTTATCAGTATACGAGAAAAGGGCTGAGAAAGCAAGGAAAAAAAGGCGACGCGGTCTGCGTCGCCTTATCTGTTATGTCTTTTCCCCGATGCGGGCGCGCCTTACGGCGTCAGGCGGTTCGGACCGCGGAAGATGAACATCGCGTCCTTGATCGTCAGGCCGAGCAGCAGCATGGTCAGGCGGTCGATGCCCAGACCGAAGCCGCCGTGCGGCGGGCAGCCGTATTTGAAGAACTCAAGGTAGAACTTCACGTCCTCGTCGAGCCCCTTCTCGCGCGCCTGCGCCTGCAGCACGTCGTAGCGATGCTCGCGCTGCGCGCCGGTGGTGATTTCCACGCCGCGCCAGATCAGGTCGTAGCCCTGCGGCACGCCGTTCTCGTCGCGCATATGATAGAACGCGCGCTTCTCGGCGGAATAATCCGTGATGAACAGGAACTCGTGGCCGTACTTCTTCTTGACCCACTCGTAGGAGAGGTGCTCCGCCTCGGTGGTCAGGTCGCCCGCCTCGCCGTCCGGGCACTTGTAGCCGAATTCCTTTTCCAGCTCGGCGTACAGGTCGGCCAGCTTGATGACCGGGAACGGCGTGGTCGGCACGATCACCGGCACGCCGAACACGCGCTCGATCTCCTCGCCGTAGGCCTCCTTGACCTTGGCGAGCGCGTAGGTCAGCAGCTCCTCTTCCATCTTCATCACGTCGCGGAAGGATTCGATGTAGCTGAACTCCAGATCGAAACCGGAGAATTCGGTCGTGTGCTTGCTGGTGAAGGATTTCTCCGCACGGAACACCGGCCCCACCTCGAAGATGCGCTCAAAGCCGGAGGCCATCGCCATCTGCTTGTAGAACTGCGGGCTCTGCGCCAGATACGCCTTGCGGTCGAAATACTTGACCTCGAACACGTCCGCGCCGGATTCACTCGCCGCGCCGATGAGCTTCGGGGTGTGAATCTCCATGAACCTGCGCGCCAGCAGGAACTCGCGCATGGCGTTAATCATAACGGTCTGCGCCTTGAACATCAGTTGGTTCGCGTCGGTGCGCAGGTCGATCCAGCGATAGTCGATGCGCTGGTCGATGGAGGAGCGCTCGTGCCCCTTGCGCGCCTCGCGGTCGATCGGCAGCGGCGCGGCCAGAGACTCAATGATGATCTGCCTGGGATAGATTTCAACACCGCCGAGCTTGACGTACTCGCTCTCCACGGCCTTGCCGATGACGGTAATCACGGAATCCAGGGTGATCTGGTTGACGGCGTTATCCAGCGCCTCGTCCTCGCCCTTTTCCACGGTGATCTGCACCTTGCCGGTAATATCCTTGAGCACGATGAAGGCCATCTTGCTCTTGTTGCGGATGTTCTCCACGAAGCCGCAGACCTTGATTTCGTCCGCGCCGCGCACCTGAGCCGCATACGTTCTTTCCATAAACGATATCCTCCGATTTATTGGTTCATACAGATTTTATTATACCGTCATTTTCCGCCAAATCAAGACCCAAATGCGTTCGCGGCACAATTTTCCCACGACGGTTGACATTTTTTCGCATCGGCGGTATAATATCTTCTGCACATGCACTCGTAGCTCAGTTGGATAGAGCGTCAGACTCCGACTCTGAAGGCCACAGGTTCGACTCCTGCCGGGTGCACCAGTTTTATCCGTTGTTTTTCATCCGGAAGACAGCGGATTTTTCTTATATATTCTTGATTTTTTCGTTTGCCATTTTGTTCTATTTCAGCACAACCCCAGTCTTTCATTCTGGGCAAATGGGGATCGTTAGGGCGACCATAGGCAGTCTTCGACTTCTTGTTGCAGTCAAAACGGTAGTCAAAAGAAAAAAGCCGGCTTATTCCCGGCTTCGATCTATGAGATCGTCGATTCGGCATCCAAGCACATCCGCCATCTTGATAAGCACATCGACTCGCGGCGAATGAACGCCACGCTCCCATCTGCTCACATCTTTCTGGCTGCATCCTAACGCGGCTGCCATCTGTCCTTGCGTCATACCCGCCGCCATCCGCGCCTGCGCAAGCGGCGAATCATTCCCGCGCTCTCGCGGAGCTTTATGCCCTTCCATAGTTCTTATGCCCTTCCATAGTTCTTTTCCTCTTGTCATTTTTTTACCGCCATGATAAAATAAAAGGGGAAGAGGAACGGCGGCGGTGTTTTCCGTTCCCCTCTCGGTCTTGAGCTTACTTCATGCCGGAAGTAAGCTCTTTTTCTTTACCCTGCATCCTTTCTATAAGGGCTATTGTCTTTTCAATGCTTTGAGTTTCCTGAGCGTATTCCTTGATTGCTTCGAGCACCGCCTGAAATTCTTTGTCTGTCATTCCTTCGTTGATCTCCTTATTCAAGTTTTTCACCGCCTTTCTGTCAGTGGCTTTCCCTCCTGACGCATTTATTATATACCATTTTCGGCATTTTGTAAATACATTTTTCAATTATTTTTCATTTTTAGAGCAAGAAAAAACGCCCCGGAGATTTTTCTCCGGGGCGACGCTCACTCAACCGTTTTAGCCGCTTCAATCTGCGGAATTTCAACCGTTTCAAGTTTCGGAACCTCGCTCTGCTCCATTTCCTTGATGGCCGCATCAATATAAGCGTTCAGGCGCTCTTTGTCCAGCACAATTCCATGCGCCTTGAGAATTTCGACCGCATAGTTGAGCTTTTCCTGACCATAGCCGCTGCCATACAGCTTTTCAGCCGCATAAACGGCAATGTGAACCAGCTCTCGCACATGCTCCTGCTGCGCGTTGGTCAGCATCGCCTTGAAGTACGGCACAGCATACCGCGCAATAATCGCGCCAAGTAGCGTAAGCAAAACCTCAATCAAAGGGGTGATGTCAATGGTAGTCGTCATAGATGTCTTCTCCTTCATTATTTGTCAATCAGATGTTCTGTGATATCGTCGCGCACTTTTTTCAAGTTTTCGATGCCATTTCCCGTAATTTCGTGATTCAACAGTGCGTTGACCCCTCTCAATGTGAGCCGCGTCATTTCTTCCTGCTCGGCGATGCGCTTATTATCTCGGTCGAGACACTCCGCATGACGCTTGACTTCCTTTTTCAATTCCTCTTGCGGCTTCGTCATTTCACGCACCGCTTTAATTGCACTGCTGATTAAAACGATGGTTGCCAAAATTCCCGCCAAAACCAACACAAAGCCGCCCCATTGATCCGGCGTCACACTTGCCAATTCCTTCATCTTCTCCTCCCACTAACCGGCGGCTCCCTTCCCATCGTCGCCTATTGTGTTTGTTTTCGTTTTCCGCGCCTCGGTCGTGTCTCCAACCGCCGACTTAAAAGCCAGCGCGACAAGCTCACCGATGATGCAGGTATACAGATACTTCGTCAGTTCACCCGGCGGCTCAAGCCCAAGCAGATAGTAACCGACGAGTGTTGCTGCCGCGTACACAATAGCCAGACCGATGCAGACGGCAACGATAATCTTGCTGTATCGCATCAGTCATCACCTGCCAACGCCGCCTGCACGATGGTCACATCACCGTCGCACACCGCCAGCCATTGTTGGCGTGTCGCGCGAATCACAATCTGCTCATTTTCCCCTGCCTCATCCTGCGTGCCCACCTTATCGCAGTAGGCCAGCGAACACCATCCCTGATGCCCATTGTACGTAGCTTTGCCCCAATCTCCATCAATCTCGGTGACAGTCAGTTTCGCGCCGCAAGGCATCGTAAGCATATACGCTCCCGTCAAACTGGGGCGTTTACGTAACCGCAGACCATTTTTGTAAGATACCGTATATTCTCCAATAGAGTATTTCGCATCAATTTGAACATCTTCGTCATTCACGTACCCGTTCACCGCGATCATCCGATGCACCCCCAGCCCGTTCCACCCTGCCTTCGCCGTCAGCGCGGTTTCGACCACGCCGCCCCAGCTCTTGCTTGAGTGGATGACCGTGCCCCGCTCCGTCACCAGACCGGTGTGGCTCACGTCGCCCGTACCCACACCCATGAACGCCAGCATGCCCGGCTTCGCGCCGGAAATGCCCGTCTGCTTCCACGTCAAATCGCGGTATTTTCCACTCTTGCCGTCGCTATCCCACAGGGCGTTTGTGCCCGCCGTCGTGTAGCGCTTATCGCCGCCCGCGCCGGTGCGGATGACCTTCTTGATGAGGTTGATGCAGTCCAGCGTTTCGTAGCTCGTCCCGATCAGGCTTCGCGCCATGCGGATGGCTTCATTCGTTGTAATCATGCTCATCACTCCACAATCAAAATTATCTTATACCGTATATGCACCGATGATATTACATTCCATGTATGTCGAGATTGTACCCTCATACTCAAATACAATTTTGCCATCATATCCCCTCAGGTAAGCAAATCCCGGTTTTCTGGCTACATAAGCGATAAGCACAACATTCCCAGTCGGGCGTATTTCTTCAGGGAGTATGAATGTCATTAAGGGATTTTCTATGTTTTTATTAAAGTAAAATGACAGATTCAAAACAATGATGGATCCATCTCCTATTTGACACTTATCAACCTGCTGGCAATTATTATTGAATCTATCAAATTCTGGAAATACAGATATGTTCTCGCGATAACTTGTAACTCCAATGCTCTTTTTATCTACCGCCCCAAGATTTTCGACAGTAGACTTTGCTTTCAGCGTTCCTTTCACATGCCCACCGCCTTCCGGCGGCCTACCTTACGGGGGTATACCCCCCCCCGATAAATTTTAGTCATTATTTATCCTCCGCCTTTTGTTCAAGCATCGCACGCACCTGCTCGCGCCAGTATTCCGGCACTTGCTCAAGCGTTCGTTTTCCCGCCCTGATCTGCCGCAGATAAATCGCCGCCATTGTCGGGTCCCTCCCCTCCGTTGTTGTCCGCAGTCATCATTTCGGCCAGCTCAATCAGCGCGGCTTGGCTCTCCTCGCCGATCTGCCTGCTCTCTGCCGCCACGTCGGCCACCTCCACAAGCGCCGCCTCATGCTCCTCGACGATGGTTTGCAGTCGTGCCAGCTCCTCGTGCAGCTTTTCCGCGTCGCTCTGCTCAATAGGCTGCACCTGCAAGGTCGCGGTGATCCGCCGCGGTTCACCCGGCACAATCGTCACCGCCGTGAGGGCATGGCCGCGATAAATGGCAACTGTCCCGCCCTCGTCATCCAGCACGCGGATTTCCGGCGCGGTTTCAGGGTTGAGCATCGCCAGCAGCTCATCAATCGGCTGGTCGCCGGTCAGGCCGAGCGTCAGCTTATCCCCGGCTCGCACCAGCGACGCATCCAGAAAATTTTCGTTGATTTTAAGCATTGTTTGTCACCTCATAGGTTATATCTTCAATAGATAGCACCAGCATATAAATAATCCCAGCATTATTTTTTATTGAGAAGCTCTTATACGCATCGGAAGCATTAGGAAGAACCAATTCAATAGCGGAAGCCGTAGTAACAGGGGCTGCCCAACCATTCCCATATATAATGACGAATGCATCTCCAACTGAATTACCATGGCAACCAAATGCTGCGATAAATGTTCCGTAGCCAGCACCTTTCGTTGTTATTTTTACTGTTTCCTTCTTGTCAAGACGAATGATTGTATGCTTTAGATTTTCAATCTTTTTTACATACTCTTCCGGCAATCGTCCTCCCAGCCTTTCGCTGTCTTTGGCCTTGCCGCATGGCAATCTGCTTTTCACCCCTCCACCTCCGTCAAAATCATTGTCCCGGCCAGCGTGCCGGTCGGCTTGGCCGTCGTCGTGAGCGTGATCCTGCCCGCGCTCGTCTCCCAGATGATGTCCTTGCTGTAGTTTTCTTCGGATGCGGCATCCGGCGCGATCTCGATCCACGTCTGGGCGGTTACGCTGCTTTCTGCAATTTCGGCGGAAAACGCGCTTTCGCCTGTCCATGCGCTGACCGGCAGGGAAAAGGTGAGCTTTCTCGGCTGGCCGGATTCCCCCTTCTCCCCCTTTGCGCCGGGTTCGCCTTTCTCCCCCTTTTCGCCCTTTGCGCCAGGCTCACCCTTCTCTCCTTTCTCGCCCTTTACGCCGGGCTCACCCCGAAGCGACGCTTTCTGCTCATCCGTCAGGCTTTCAAAAGTCACCTCGCCGTCCTTGCCCTTCGGCCCTTGCGGGCCGGTCGCGCCCGTTTCGCCCTGCGGCCCCCGCTCGCCGGTGTCGCCTTTTTCGCCTCTCAACCCCTGCGCGCCGGGTTCGCCTTTCTCGCCTCTTTCACCTTTCGCACCTTGCGCGCCGACAAATTCACCGTTGTCGAGCTTCTTTTGCACGTCGTTTGCAACCTTCTGCGCGCTGCTTGCTGCATCGTCCGCCCGTTTGGTGGCTGTATCCGCGTTCTTCGCTGCCGTATTTGCTTTCAATATCGTTTTTTCCGTTTGATCTGAAAGTTCTTTCAAGCGCTCGTATTGCGCCAAAAGCTCATTCAGATTTGGAACAACATGTGTCGGATCAATTACGATATCTCCGCCCGCCTTACTCACGAGCAAATAAATCCTCGCGACCGATATAACACTTTGGTTTTCGCCTTTAATCTGCATTGTGCACTGCAATCGTCCCGCCACTTCATAACAGGACTTGTCCAGCGTTGCGCAGGCATATCCACTCGAATCGAAATCAGCATTCAAATATCGCGTCGCTTCGTCCTGACGCTGAACCAGTAGTTGCGCCGTACACCCTGTTAAGTCGATCGGTTTGCCGTTTTCCTGCGTCATAACGCAGATTTTATGTGCTCCCGCATCGCCTACGCTTGCCAAAGCATCCCAAACAATTTCCGCTTTGGGTTTCATCGTGTCCACTATCGTTCTAAATACGTGGTAGGCCACTTCCTTCCCCCCCTTTCAATAATTTCCACCGGTATACGAGGTCACAAATGTCTGCACAAACAAGTCCGCTTGGATTCGCGTCAGCTTATCCGGTACAACAGACACTTCATGCCACATCCCGCGCACAATTCTTCCGTTGTTATCCTTACTCAAATATGGAATAACGTCAATCTCACTTCCGCTCACCTTTTCTGGCGGAATCGCAGTTCCGTCCACTTTAATCGTCACACTTGACGCAATTTCCCCTTCATAAATGCCGTACCGAATCTCATGCGTATGGCTTTGCAATGTAAAAGAGTGGCTGTGTGCCGGAATATTCACTTTATGGGTGTGATTTGGAATATCAACCGATACCGCCGGAACCGTGACCGCCACATTGACCATGTGATAATGTGAAAAGTCGTGACGATGTGTCATATCGTGTTTATGGCTTCCAATCGAGTGCGTGTGGCTGTCAAAGCTGTGCCAGTGACCCATGCCGTGGCTGTGCGCGCCGGTGCTGGTCGTGCTGCCCGCACCGTTGTAACTCGTATACCCGGCCTTTCCGACGGAAACGCCGTCATAAGTGTGCCGGTGCGTGTTGTTAGAGCCGTGCGAATGCTTCCCTGCTTCGTCCGTCGAGGTCATCGCGCCGCCTTCGTTCCGGCTCACGCCGGTATTGCCGCCTCCCCCAGCTCCTGTTGTCCCGCTGGACGAACCGGTATCTGATACATTCCCTCCGTCTATACTTTTTGCAAAACTCGTATTAGCATTGACAGCTCCATCCTGCATCGGTGTGCCGCTGGTAATTGCCTGCGCCACGGTACGCTGCGGCACAGATACCGTCGTTGCGCCTCCGGCCTCGCTTGTCTGCGTACTGCCGCCGCCCTCCTGCGTCGTGCGAACATCGCCGCCGCCCGCAGCCGCGCCCGTCTCATACGCTCGGAAATTCTCAAGTTTCCAGCTCAAGAGCACCTGATTGATTTTCGCGCAAGCCATCGGCACATAGAAGTTCATCACCGCCGGGTGCGACGCATCCGCATTGTCGCTGGCCTGCATGGCATACAGATTAGTCGCGCCTTGTGCATACTGCGCCGTGATGGCCGTTTTGGCCGATATGCTTTCCAGCGTACTGGACACGTCCGAAGATTGAGTTGCAATCTCAACGGTCATATCCAGCGGATTTCCTTCGATATCGCTTTTCTCAACCGACACAATGCGTTTGTCGAGGTCAAGTTTTGCCCGTGTATCGTTGAGCCGAACGAGCTTCCCTTCGTCGATTAAATCCCATTCCAGCCCCGTCACGCGATGAAAATCCAGCGCTTTGACGGTATAGCTGTACATCGGGTTTTCAAGTTCACGCAAATAGGCTTTTCCCTTCGCAAAGAGCGTCGCTTCGTCGCTGATGGAGCTGTCCGTCAGCAGCTTGCTGATAACGCCATACTTGCTGATATTGGGAGAATCAATATAGCTTTTCCCTGTCGGATTGACCGTTCGGATGCTAGTCTGGTTCACACCTTCGCCGCTGCCCATGCAATACAGCCGCGTACAGAGATTGGAGATAGCCCGTCCCCGCTTGATGCGCTGCTCATTGCGGCCGTAACGCACCTCGCAGTTGCGCGCATCATCTGCCCGCACGAGGTTGATTGTCCACGGGTAGCTGTCCGTGTCATACGTCCAATGATAGTCGCTGTCGAAGCACTTCGGGATTGAAAAAAGCGCATTGAGCAGATCTTCCTTTTCCCACGAATACTGAAACTGATATCGAAAATCGCACCGCCCAAGCTGCCAGCGCTTCACCGTCTGCAAGCTGAGCAAATGCCGGATGATATCCTCGGTATAAACGCCAGTGCCGCCCATTTCCAGATAACCGTCAACGCGGTCATCAAACAAAAAGGCGATTACATGCTCCAGCTCATATTGAATGAACTCTCCTTCACCCGTGATATCCGATTCGGGCTGATCGCAGATTCGATATTTGCCAACGGATTTATCACCGTCCACAATGTCCACGATGCCGTGAACCGTTTCGCAGAGGTCGTTGTCCGCATCATCATCGGCGGGAATTTCAAAACTCGCCGTATGCAGGTCGTTGAACATTCGCTTGTAGCCCACTTTGGACGCATGGCGGATCGTTCCAATGCGCGTCATATCGCGATTGTAAATCGGAATCCTCAATCACAACCACCTCGCCCGTGCGCTCACCGTCACCGAAGCCACTGCCGCCGATGCGCTCATAATCTCGATGTTCACTGCGTTCGGAGGTACAGAAGGAAAGTCGCCCTCGCAGAGCGCCGAAATCATGCTCTGGCCGCCGCAAACCACAGACAGGTTTTCTCCGTCCACTCGCAAGGTCTGGCCGCCCGTGAGCGAAAATCCGCCGCCATACAGCCGCGTTTGCCTCTGCTTTCCGAGTCTGTCCCTGTACCTGATGCGAAAATCCAAAATCGCCGTGCTGCCCGTATTCATCACATCCAGCGTAAGCGGCGTTGTATAGCCCATGCCGCGCGAAAAGACCTTGCTCAAATCGATGGTCTGCCACGCCCCCGCCGCTAAGCTCACAGCCTGCGTAGCAGTGCTCATCGCCGCATCCTGCCATAAAGGCTGCTCGGTAAACGAGATGTCCATCACGCCATTTTCCCATTTATCGCATGTCAGCGAGGCTTCATCCTCAATCTCGGCCATAATCGACCGGCTGATATCCGCATCCATCACCAGCTCCGCGCGTCCTGCTTGCAGCAGCCACGCCGCGACATCGTGCATCCGCCGCGCGACCTGCTCATCAGTCAGCCGCGTCCCTTCCTGCTCTCGATTGACGAAGTAGAGCTTTCCGCTGACTTTTCGCTCTTTGAGCATCAGCTCGGCGCGTTCAAAGCGCAATGTTCCCGCCATGCCGGATACCTCATATTTGTTCAGCACAGGTGCCGGAACGGCCGTCTCCTTGTCGAGTACGAACATGCAGCCCATATCGTTCAAACAGTGCTTTCCGCCGAAGGTAAAGTTGTCCGCATACGGGTCTGATCCTCCGACGGGTTTATCGTCATACAGGCGATATCGCCGATAATCCACGCAGGTGAATGTCACCTTGAGCCGCGCCGAAGCGCCGCTGTACGTCAGCGCCTCCGTCCCTGTGCAGCGCGCTTTGTAATATGTGCCGCCCATGCTGTCAAAGTGCAGCTTTTCTTCACCGCTTTCCTCCAGCCACGCCCTGACCTTTTCCAACAGCAGCGGAAGCGCCGACCTGTTTTTTGCCCGCATAAGCAGCTCTACTTCGATTTTGCGCACCGTCGGTATGCCGACACAGGCCAGCACCGCGCCCCTGCGCGTCACCGTCTGCCACTCTTTTTCAGCCAAAAAGCACTCGGACACGGAAGTTACCTTCACACGTCCGAGCTGTTCCGGCTTCACCCCGGCAAATTCCATCAAATCAGCACCCCCTGTGCGCTGCGGCCGGATACCGTTTTCTTCGCTTTATCCGCGATAGACTTTGAAACGGTCGGCGCAGTTTTCCGTCCAACCTTTTCGCCGTCCATCACCACATCGCCGCCAAGCGCCCCGGATTCGATGAGTCTGTCTGCAATTATTCTGCCGACCGCACTTGCGTATGCTTCCCGATTCTCGCCATCGGAGAGGCTGTTCGCCGTCTCTGCGGCAGTCTGTCGAGCGTTGGCGCGCGCCGTCAGCACCGTGCCGACAGATGGGTCAGAAAGCCGCGTCTGCGCCGTCATGGCGCGAATGGTATCCTTCACCGCCTGTGTGGCCGCTGCGGCCATCATGCCGCCAGAAAGGCCGATAGCGCCGCCCTCGTCCATATCCCGACCGAGTGCAAGCGTTTCTCTGCTGGGGCTGTGCGCATCGGCGGCCTTGCGCATAGCCGCGACCGCATTGCGTACAACAGTCCGTGCCGCGCTGGACAGCATCCCCGACATCGAGTTGATGCCGCTGATAATGCCGCGCATCAGGTCATTGCCGAGGCTGTATCCCGTGCTGCCGTTCAAACTGCCGCGCATTGCATTCACCACCGCATTCCCGGCATTTCGTGCCGACAACGCCGCATTGCCCTGCATGGCCTGAATCCCGATGGATACATTGGTCATCGCCATACGCGCCGTATTGCCGAAACTCTGAACCGTCGGCTCAAAGGTGGTGTTCATCGATGCAACCAGCCCTTGAACGGCAGTTGTAATGTCCGTTTCTTTTCCAGAAACGCCGTCGCTCACGCCCGCTCCGATGTTTTCGCCCGTGGTCTGCGCGTTGCTGGCCGCAGTCGTGAAGTTCTCTGGATCTGTCGTTGTGTTCATCGAGGCAATAACAGAGTTCTTCGCGCCTTCCGTTCCCTGCTCTGCGCCGCTTCCATAACGCCCCATGTCTGCCTTGCCTGCGGTCTCCATGAAATCGCCCACCGCCCCGGTGATCTGCTCCATGCCCGTATTCAGCGCATCCGATGCACTGTTCCAGATGCTTTCGTCTCCCAGCGCATCGGCCAGCGAGGCCGGAATCTCAATACCCAGCGAATTACAAAGTGCAATCAGCGCATCCGTGCCATTGCCGAACGCATCTTCAAACTGCTCAACTGCCGCTTGACCAGCCGCATACAGTTCTGGATATCTCTCCTGCAATCCGTCCGCCATTCCGGCAACAATCAATCCTGCCACCATCATGGCCTGCTCATTGGAGATTTCCGCTCCACCCTGAAAACCATTGATGACCGCCTGATACAGTGCCACGCCGGCCTCGCTGAAATGGCTTTCATACTGTGCCAGCACGCCGTTGATGTCGAACTTCTCGAGGGACAGATACGCCGCAACCTGTTCGAGCAAAGTGCCCTGCTGTTCGCCGAGATATTTGGTGACGAGCTGGCTGCCCTTCATCGTCGCGCCTTCGGCATTGGTGAACATCATATCGGAAACCTTCGTCCAGTAGTAGTCCGTCTCAATGCCAAACCAGCTCATTACGCTGTCCAGCGCACTGGTGAAGATTGACCCCATCATCTTCATCAGACCCTCGCCGATGTTAAGCATGCCGAGCGCAATACCCTTGCTGAGCGCAAAGACAAAATCTGCGCCGCACTGCACAATCTTGGTCAGCCCTTCCGGGGAAAGGATGTACCCGACAATCGCGCCCGTGATATCGCCGAGAGCGTCCATGCCGTTGATGATACCCTTGCCGAGATTCTGAACAAACCGGGTCAAGTCCGGCGTTGTCACGATATCGTTGACAGCGTCGATAATCGCGTCCACCAGACTGGTAGCAACCGTTCCGATGGAGGTTCCCCAGTCTTTATCGTTAATCAGTTCCAACAGGCTTCCAATCGCCCCTGCAATATCTGCCGCTGCTGTGATTGTTTTCTGAATTCCCGTCACAACGCCGCCAAGCAGGCCGGATGCCAGCGCAGAAAACGCCGCTGTGAACGTGTCCCATGCGCTGAAATCTTTCAAACCGCCGACAAGCTCCGCCACAAATTCGGCGGCTTTCGCCGCAAAGGTAACCTTGTTGCTGATGATGGATGTAAGAATCGTCGAGGCCAGCACGGACAGGTCGCTGATTTTCGCTGCCAGCTTTTCAGGCGTAAGCGCTTTGAAGCTCGCGGCAATCTGACCGACAATCTTCTCGCCTGCGTCAGACCATGCCCCGCCGTTTT